ATAAACAACTAATAATAAATAATGAATTAAGTAATGTAGGTGAAGGTGTTTATAGATCTTTTGAAAGTCAGCCTGACAAAAAGGGCAAGATTAATAAATTAGAAATAACTCTAGAAGAAGTAGAAAAGATAAAGAAAAAACATCCTAATAAAAGCGTTGATTCTGTATTGGATTCTATTGAAAACTATAAAGATAATCATAAGTACAATTCTTTATACTTAACAGCCTTAAAATGGATAAAGAATGAACCGTCAAACAAAATAGACCAGCCAAGAAAAACAATGAAAAAACTATGATGGAGATAAACCAAATACCGCAAAACTTACAACTAGAGCAGTCTGTAATAGGTTTGATAATACAAGAGCCAAAGCAGTATGATGAAGTAGCAAACATCTTAAACGAAAGTTGTTTTCTGGATGGGTTCTGTAAAAGCCTTTACAAAGCCGTATTACACCACGACCAGAAGAACTTAGATTTCGATTCTTTAATCATTACCCAATATGTAGCAGAACAGACCAATGACAAAGTATCAAAAGTCTTCTTAAAATTCTCAGAGGTTGAAGGCAGTATCAAAAGTTACTCTAATATCGTTTCTCATGCCGTTATTCTGAAAGAACTATCGCTACGTAGGGAAATATACCTAAACATTGGAAAGCTCGCTCAGAGGGCCTTGGATGAGTCGCTGGATGTATTCGATACCATTAACGGGATAAGTTCTACTTTGAGCAAAATTGAAAAAGGCATACAAAACAATACTCTAAAAAGCATTGGAGACATTATGCCAGAAGCAATAGACCAAATAGAAACAGCAGGGATGAATGAAACAGGGTTGGCAGGACTTCCAACGATGATAAACGCAATAGATAAACCGCTATCAGGATTAAAAGAGGGCAAACTGATAGTAATAGGTGCTAGGCCTGCAATGGGTAAAACTGCATTGTGCTTATCAATGATGCTAAACCTGAGTACATACCAGTCTATACCAAGTTTGTTTATATCGTTAGAGATGCCAGAAACAGAAATAGTAAAACGTTTTATATGTAATCACTGTGATATAGATAATGAGGTCATAAAGTCAGGCAAATTAAGCCATCAGGAATATGAAGACCTTCATGGAAACTTACAGCCGTTAATAGGCTCTGAGATATTTATTGACGATCAGGCAGGGGTTAACATGGTCCAGATAAAAAGCAAGATAAGACAGGCCGTAAACAAGCATGGAGTAAAGGTTGTTTTTATTGACTACTTGCAATTGATAAGAATGGAAGGATCGAACAGGGATCAGGCAATAGGAGAAGTTACCAGAGCACTAAAAGAGATAGCAAAGGAATACAAAACAACCATAATACTTTTATGTCAACTGAGTAGGAGTTGTGAAAGCAGAAGCGATAAAAGACCAATGTTATCAGATTTAAGGGAATCAGGAAACATAGAACAGGATGCGGATGCAGTAGGGTTTCTTTATCGTGATGCGTATTACAACGATCAGCCAACAGATGCACAAGGCGAACCAGTACCAGAGTTCTATTCTGAGTTGATATGGGCTAAAAACAGGGATGGAAATACAGGTTATCAGGAAATGGGATTCTTAGGTAATAGATTTAGGTTTGAAAACTTAGAACAGCATAAAGAAGTTTTTTAAAATAATCATTGTATTTATTATAAATAAAATATTATATTTGATAAACGAAACAACTACAAAACAATTATGAATTACAAACAGTTTTTAGAGTCAAAAAGGCACTCAATAGGTAACTCAGGGTTTGATCCTGTTTACTTTCCTGATATAGCTTTTGACTTTCAAAGAGAAATTATTAGCAGATCTGTTAGAAAGGGACGTATAGCTGTATTTGCAGACACTGGACTAGGTAAGACATTGATGCAGTTATCACTCGCTCAAAATGTAGTATTAAAAACTAATAAAAAAGTATTAATACTTACTCCTTTAGCAGTAGCATTTCAGTTTATTATTGAAGCTGAAAAGATAGGTATAGATGATATTGAGTATTCTAAAGATGGTAAGCACACTAAAAAGATAGTTATATGTAACTATGAGCGGTTGCATTATTTCGATAGTTCAGATTTTGAAGCGGTTATATTAGATGAATCTAGTATTCTTAAAAACTTTGACGGAAAAATAAAAAACAGCATAACAAGTTTCATTAAAAAAGTTCCTTATAGATTCTTATCAACTGCCACTCCTTCACCTAATGATTTTATTGAGTTGGGCACATCTAGCGAGGCTTTAGGTTATATGGGTTATACTGATATGTTAGGTAAGTTTTTTAAAAATGCTGCTAACTCAATTGATCCTAAACACGCAGGAGAAAAATGGTATCTAAAACCACACGCAGAAAAAGACTTTTTTTCATGGGTTAATCAATGGTCTATTATGGTTAAAATGCCATCAGATATAGGTTTTAGTAATGATAGATACATTTTGCCAGAACTAATAACGAATAACCATACTGTAAAAAATGAAAGTCTATTAGACGTAAATGGTCAGATGCAAATGTTTAACAAACCTGCAAAAGGATTTAATGAAATTAGGCACGAAGTAAAGCAAACTATTATACCGAGATGTGAAAAAGCAGTAGAGTTAGCAAAAGGTAAAACGTCTGTATATTGGTGTAATCGAAACGAAGAAAGCGAGCTATTAAGAAAATTAGATAGCGAGGCTGTTGAAATCATTGGAAGTCAATCAATAGACAGAAAAGAGGAAATACTTTTAGCCTTTGCTAAAGGAGAAATAAAAAGACTTATAACTAAGGCCTCTATGACTTCGTTTGGTTTAAATTGGCAGCACTGTAATCATACGGTATACTTTCCTACATATTCATATGAGCAATATTATCAAGCTATTAGGAGGTTCTGGAGATTTGGTCAGAAAAAGCCAGTAACAGTAGATTTAGTATTATCAGATGGTCAAGGTGCAGTAATGGACTCTTTGAAAAAGAAAACAGAAAAGGCAATAGAGTTGTATGAAAACCTAACTAAAAACGTAAACGGATCTTTTGAAGATTCTAAAAAACAATTCAACAAAACAATTCAACTACCAAAATTTATATAAAATGAACGTAAAAGATCAAATACACGAAGACAACTACACTCTATTTAATGGGGATTGTATGGACGTTGTAACAGAACTTCCAACAGAAAGCATAGACCTATCAGTTTACTCTCCTCCGTTCGCAGGACTTTACAACTACTCAAGTAGTGAAAGAGACTTTAGTAATTGTGAATCTAAAGAGCAGTTTTTAGAACAGTATGAGTTTCTAATAAAGGAGATGGCTAGGGTTACTAAGAAAGGTCGTATCACTGCCGTTCATTGTACTGATGTATTCGATAATACGTGTAGGCTATGGGACTTTCCTCACGAAATAATAAGAATGCATGAAAAGTATGGATTTGAATACAGAAACCGTATAACAATATGGAAAGAGCCTTTAAAAGTCAGAATGAGAACTATGGTTCAGTCATTAATGCACAAATTCATAGTAGAGGATTCTACAAAATGCTTTACTGCTATGCCTGATTATGTATTGATATTTACTAAAAAAGGTGAAAATGAAGTTCCTGTAACACATGAGAACGGATTAAAAGAATACCATGGAGCTACACCAATTCTACCTAACATTTTGACAGCTTGGAACAATGCTAACGGAACTAAGTTAAATGAGGAAGAGTTATGGGATCATCTTAATAAAGAATACAAAGATCATCAAGATCCTAAAAGCAATAAGCTATCTCATTACATTTGGCAAAGATACGCTAGTAGTGTTTGGGATGATATAAGAATTGATGAGATACTACCGTTTAGAGATTCAAAAGAGGATGATGATGAAAAGCACGTACACCCTCTACAATTAGACGTAATTGATAGAATAGTTGAACTATATTCTAATCCTAATGAAACAGTATTTACTCCTTTTATGGGGGTTGGTTCAGAGGTTTACAGTCCGGTGTCTTTAGGAAGAAAAGCAATAGGAGTAGAGTTAAAAGAAAGTTATTTTAAACAGGCTAAAATAAACCTTAAACACTCAGACACAAGGTTTAAAAACAAAGTAGAACAAACGATATTATTTTAAAAAAAACAAAACAATGAACAAACCAACAGACCAAAGAATACTATTATTAGCAAGTATGCTATATGCAAACGTACAGATACAATTAGAGCTAATAGATAAACTGGAAAAAACTCCAGTATTCAAACAAAACCTTAAAAACAAGTACAGACAGGTACAAAGGGAGAATGAGCGCATGATAGAACAGTTCCATGATGGAATATCTGAAAGTGCTGAAATGATCTTTTACAAATTAACCTCCATAGCGGAAAACTTTGTAACAGCAGTTGAGAAGCATGATTTAAACCTTTTCGGAGCCGTTATGAGTGACTTTGTAAACCAGAAAATAAGAATAGAAGACGAAGATGGGAAGACAATACTATAAGAGTTTTTCAAAATCAAAATACAAAGCTGTTAAACAGAATTACAATGGTTACAGCTACGACTCTAAACTAGAAGCTAATTGGGCAGCTCAGTTAGATTTGATGATAAAAGCTAAAGAGGTTAAAAAGTGGGAACGACAGCACAAAATAAGCATAGACATAGACGGCGTTCACATCTGCAATTACTTTATAGATTTTAAAGTTTGGTTTACGGATGGAAGAGTAGAGTACCACGAAGTGAAAGGTTACGAAACAGAGGTATGGAAATTAAAATGGAAGCTATCGAAGGCTTT